CAACACGTTCACAGGATTCTGTGAATATGCCCGTGTGTCTGATGCGTAGGCCGTGTTGTATGATGCAGGGTTTATGCCCGTGACATCTAAAATCTTCTTGCCCTGTATCTGGATCCTGATCTGCGGAACGCCACCTGAGTAGGGATTGTTGTCCGCGTCTTCCTGTGTCTCAATCTTCTTCCATTCAAATCTCAATGCGATGTAGCACAGTCCCCTCAATCTGTGATTAGAAGTCCAGTTGGGTGCTTCCTGTAATAATGTTGAGACAGTCTGGTCGTCCCTGCCATCAAAGAACTGTGCCTTCAATCTGTCCTTGTACCTGCCTGATCCCACTGTGGCCTGTACACCGTGTGCGTATGAACTCAATGTGATCTCGTTGTTGTCTATGAATAATTTTGTCATCGCGTTGCACTGACCTTCACTCAACACCATCGCCACATATAGATATTGATTGGTGGTGCCGTTGGTGGATGTGAATACTCTTGTGCCGCCAACCTGTCTCTCGCCGTACACCACTGGTATCTCCTTGACCGCACCTTCTTGGTTGAGCAGTACACCCTGTATGGCCTGTGTCTGATCCTGTCCTATGTCGTAGTCTGGTACATCTGTGCTGGCACCAAAAGGTGATGTCACTGCTGAAACCACACCGCTGATGACCTTGCCAACTCCCTTGACCACGCCCTTGACCGCCTTGGTGATTGATCTTACTACTCCGCCCATAGCCAATGTCCTTTCGTGTGTTGTCGTGTAATTCTCTTGATCTTGTGTTTTGTTGATCGTGCCCAGTATATTGGTCTGTTGGCACCCATCATCCTGACACTGTGATTCTTCAACCATTTCATAACATAGAACGCATCACGTGATGCCACGAAATCAATGTAGCACAGGTTGAATCCTGTGATCCAATCCAATGTGTGTATCTTGCCTGTGGTGGTGAATTTGTGTAGCACCTGGTTGCTCATAAATGCCCAATTGGCGAAACCCCATATCTCACCATTTGTTTGGAAAACTTTGTATTGGTTATTCTTGATTGAAGGATGGATGTGTTGCCATAGGTCCACATAGGTCAAATGGTTATAACGATCAAACTTCAAATAGAAGTCAATCACATCATTCGTGATGCTTTTGATGGTGTTTGCTCCAACACAGACGCCTGTATATGCGTCAGGAATCTGTTTTGGGTATCTTTGCCTATCCATTGATTTTTTTCTCCCAAACAAAGTCAATCTGGTTGTAGTCTTGACCGTGTAGTATGTTTAATTTTGTGTCGTTGTCGCACAGTAGACTTTGGTCTGTGGTCTGTATCTTCTCACAGTGGTTTGCCTGTGCCACTGCCTGTGCGTCTCTGAATAACGACGCATATATCTCCTTGGTCCTGTGATTAGGTGTCAGGTGTATCAATGTGAACAGTCCCTGTGTCCTGTGGTTCCAAGGCAGGTTGTGTAGTTGTAGGATGTAGAAACCCACCATCGCATCATTGTCATAGATGCACCTGACCACGTTGCTGTTTAAAGACACCAATCGTTTCATATGCACGTTCCAATTCTGTTTGTCAAATTCTGTGTCAACGAAACCTCTTTCAAACACCGCCTTGTAAGCCAATTCGTTGAAGTCGTTGAAATCTTTTATGTGAAAGTCTCTGATCTGCATTATTTCCTGCCCCATTTTATGTCTTTCACTATCTCTGCTGAGAAGTTCATACCAAGGTCGCCACTAAACACGCTCTGTTGGCTGGCATCGTTGGTCCTCCTGCCACTCTTCCTCTCAAAGTCTGCGAACAGACTGGCCACCGTCATCGTCACTGTGGCTGTTGAATCCGTTTCCTTGATGCTGTAATTCATAATCCTGCCATCAAACACAGTGAACACGTCATCTGATGTGAAACTGTAATCGCTGTCAAGGATCGCCCTGTAGATGACCACACGTTTGTTCATATAGTTGTTGTTCAACAACAGTGCCACTGTGGTGGTGTCAACAGCGGTGAATGTTAGATCAACCTGTCCAACTCTCAGGTCTGAACTCTCCGTGATGTTGCTGAAGTACAGGAATTGACCCTGTGCCAGGTATGTGTTTGCACCTGAGTCAGGTGCTGTGTTGCTGTCAAAGTCTATGTCTATGTTTGAACTTGTGAAATACAGGCTACTTGAAAGATGTAGTTCTATGAGATCTACACCAAATACGGATCTGGCCGCTAATTTAGTTTCTAAAGAAGATGCTAACTGCCTTGCCATTAGATCTCCTCATTGACTTTTATCTGATATTGGAACTTGCCATCAGTGCTTGATTTGTACTGGATGTTGTCGCCTGTTAGGTACACCTTGAATGGTACGTTGTCATAGATGACGGTTGTGGAATTTGTAATGCCTGTCACCAAGGGTGGATAGAAACTGATGGCGTCATTGGTTCCTGATATCGTCACATCTGCCGTGACCATATACACCTTTGTGTGATTTGAGAATTTGATGAGATCACCTTTCTTGAGTGTGCCTGAACCACCGTCCGTCTGACACGCACCCTGTCCCGCGGCCACTGTGGCATCGTTTGTGAGTGTGCCACTTGCTGTGCCCCTCGCATCCGTGACCACTGGTGGTACGATTGTGAATGTGTCCGCCTGGCCATTCTGTGTGACCAAGAACGCATAATCACTCATCACGTCCGCCCTGTCCTTCTTTGGTGATTTGAGACTGAAACTCCAATACTGTGATCCAGTCTGGAGTCTCTGTGTCTTGCCAGATACGCTCACTGATGTCCTGGTGTTGGTGTTGCTTGTGAAATCTAAAGTTTGGAAACCTGCTGTTGATGGAAATGTACCTGACATTATGCTGTTAAACTCCTTCTGCCTCGTTCAGCAAGACCTCTGTTGATCAATCCTATGATCAGGTCTTGTCTTGTAGTTAGTAGTGTGTCAAAGTCCGTGGCATCAATCGTGCTGATGTTGAAAGACACGTTGGTTGTTCCTGTGCCTGCCTCGTCCATTGGTGTGACGTTGGCTGGTCCTGACACCAACTCTGGTCCCTGCTCTCCAACCACGCCAAACTGGCCTGACTGGATCCTACCACCGTCTGCGAAGAAACCTCCAAAGATGCTACCAACTATTGAACCTACTGGTCCAAACATACTGCCAGCGGCCTGCATAATGGCTTGATTCCTCAATGACTTGCTGAGTGCGTCTGCCTCACGTCTTGCATTTTTTATTTTCTCAGCCATCACGTCAAAAACGAAGATCTGTAATCCCAGTTGTACGACACCTGATATCAGTTGCCTTAGGACATTCTGTGCGAGATCACTCAATGACTCCTTGAAACTCTTGGCTCCCATTATGGCGTCTGCGAATGCGTCACCAATGCCCTGTTTCAGTGATCCAAAAACCTGTTTGGTAAGTCCAACCGCGAGGTCTATGGCTGAAAATTTCTCTTGTGCTGTTTCAAAGGTCTTGCCCAGGGCCTCCTTGTAGTCATCAACCGCTTTGGTCTGTTTCTTGGTCGTGTCCACATCTTTTTCTGCAGATGCGATTTTGTCATCAATGTTCTTCTTGGTCTTCTTCTGTAATGCTTCTTCTTCCCTCAATGATTTTAGGAATTCAAGTATGGCTGTGGTGTTCTCTCCGTAGGCATTCGCGTTCTCGCCCACTGTCTCTATCATCTGGTCTATTGATTGGACAGTCTTGCTTGACTCGTTGCCAACCCCTTTGAATTTTTTCCTCAATGCGTCCGCTTCCTTCTTCATTGATATCGCATTCTTCCGCATATTCTTTGCGGCGGTTTTCATTCCCAATGCGTCATAGAACTTGGCCACCTTTTCCTTGCCCTTGGCTATGAAATCAATCAGTCCAGCGAAAATGCCCACTATCTTGTCAGACACACCCGCGATCACGGCTACGATCAATTTGCCCTTTATACCCAGTGCGAGGAAACCAACCACACCCAAGGCCTTGATGTATCCTGGCAGTGAGTTGGTTGCGTTGACTATGTTGTTGAATGCACGTTGGAAGAAATCAATAACTGGTTTAATTGCGTCAATGGCCATAGCACCACCAATCAGTGTCTTCTCAAACCCAGTCACGATGGCCTGTCCAAATCCCTGTGCGGCCTTCTCTATGTTGTCAAAATTATTTGTTATCGCTTTGTCAAAAACACCAACGATCGCCTTCAACCTATCAAATGGTCCTGCGTCTGATATTATCTTCTTGATGTTGAAGAACTTATCCTGTACCATTGATTGAAGTCCATCAAAGTTGTTGGCCAATGCCACGGCCGCCCCAGCGAACTCACCTCCTGGTCCAAAGACCCTGTCAAATGCTTCTGCTGTCTCTTTGGTGGTGACCTTGACACCATCCTTGAATCCAAGTAGTGCCTTGATACCTCTTTCCCTCAACAGGTCCGCGGCAGATATACCACCTGATAAGGCCCTCTGGATCTGTTCTCCAGCAAGTCTGAAATCAAGACCTGATATGGCGGCCACGTTGGCCGTCAGTTGTAAATTTTTTCCTAATTCTTCTGCGTCTTTTGATACCACGGCCAAGTTACCTGATGCGGCCGCTATCTCTTCAAGTGTGAATGGTACGGTTCCAGCGAACTTGCTCAACGTCTCAAATGCCTTGGCACCTTCTTCCGCTGATCCAAACAAGAACTTGAACCTGGTCTGTAGGTTCTCTACCTGTCGTCCAACGTTGATGACGCTCTGGCCAAACTTGCCAATTCCTATACCAACCAATGCTCCTGCCGCCAACCTGGCCGCAGTTCCCAGGCCGCCAAGGCTCCCCCTCATCCTGTCAAGGTTTCTGTTTGCCTTCTCTACCTGTCTACTGTCCGCTTTTAGGACAATGTTTGCATCTGCCATTACTTTCGTTTCCTTTTCATTTCACGCATAGTTTTTTTATTACCATCCGCTTCAAGTTGAAGGTATCCTGCCCACAGTTCAAGTTCAACGGTAGTGAACTCCATTACTTGTGACAGGCCCATCTTTAGCCTGTCCGCCAACACCAAAAGGAGTCTTAACTCTGGGTTGGAATGGATTCCTTTGCCGCATCAACAGGTGTCATAGTCCTTGGACCAGCACTGTTGATCTGACCTACCACTCTTGTGACCACTGCAGGGTCAGCCTCGTGCATCAATGTTATCCTGTCCGCGTCTTGGAAGATTCTCTTGCCTTCCGCGTCCCTGGCCTTGATGATGAGACTTTCAACGAGACTATCAACTATCTTGCCTTCAGCCTGTAGTTGTATGATCCGTTGTTCATCTTTGAACGAATATGTCTTTCTACAATAGATCTCCATATCCCATTCTTCAACTTTTATTTTTTGCATCGCACCATCAATCGCTGAATTGAAGTGTGATTTTATTTTTTCTGTCGCTGACATTATCTTTTTCTCCTATATTTGTTAGCAACCTCCCTAACGGCTGGTCGTGTCATACCCTTAGGTGATTGGTTTGAATATCCATCGTCAAGCCTGCCAATGTAGGGAACGTTGTTTCTGATGGTGAATTTCATCCTACCATCACGTTTCCTCCATCCTGCTCTTGCACGACCAGAACGAACTGGTGTGAGTCTCTTCAAAGAATTGAAAAGATCGTTGGATATTGAGCGTACCTGCTTGGCCAAATCCCTTTTAAGACCAGCGATAACTCCTTCTGCTTGGGGTGATATTGTTATTGAAATCTTCACTTATTACGAAGTTGCTGATTTCGTTAACGCAGTCGTTCCCTGAAAAGTGATAGAGGCCTCCGTCATCCCGTCAAAATTTGACGTGATTGAGTGCCCTGTCACTATTATGTTTCCTGCCAGTTTCTGACCTGTGCTTTCGCCTGAAGGGAAAACTTCAAGAGTCACTGGATCTGCACCCATTGTCTCTAACGTAGTCTGTCCCGCGTCATTGTCTGTAAGGAAAACATCTGCCGTACCTGAGAATTGTGTTAGACTTGGCAAGTATGATCTTGCTGTGTCGCCCATCACTGTAGATTCCACAGTGGCAGTTTCTTGGTCAATAGTGAAAGATCTAACTTCCGCTACCGCCACTTGGCTTCCACCTGAAGTCACTTTGATAACTCCTGCTTGGCCATCAAATGTAGTTGAACCGTATGCCATTTGATTACTCCTCTGTTGTTAGATCTTTTGGACCGTCAAGATCTTTTTTAGTTTCAACCACCGCGTCAGCCTTTATCTTGTCTTTGCTTCCTTTGGTGATTTTTGTTGACGGAGTAAAGGTCCATCCGTCCTTCAGTCGTTGTTGGACTTGTTTGCCACCAACGGTTTCTGAATCTTTTCCTTTGAACATCTCAATCATTATAAGACTCCTTTTTTGTATGTGTATTTGACATCCACAGTGATCACACATTCTCCAAGTGGTAGTTCTCTGTCAACCACATCTATGTTTCTTACCTGTGTCTTTACATTGTG